GAGTGTGCCATGTGTTCCAGAGAAGTTTGCCACTGCTCTGATATATCTTTTACCACCGATATAACCAACACTAGCTATTGATGGTGCTTCTCCATTTGCATCAAATGTAGCAATTACTCCATTTGAATCTGGTGTTGCACCGATTACATCAGCTGATGATGTTACATCAGTATAAGTTGCATCGTCGTCAGAATGTTCTAACTCGATTTCAATCTTATTAGTTGTAGATAAAGTTATTCCTTCAGCACCCATATCAATTACGATTGTAGCAGATTCAAAACCTTGTAAGTCTATACCTGTTCCATTCGCATCTGCGTCTCTTGCAGCTGGTGCTAAGGATTGAGCAACTCCAATATTATTTTTCATATCTTCCATTGTACTATCCTCCTATGCACTTACTGTTTGAGTTTTGATTGCTTCAGCTAAAATAACTTGACCACCTATTCTCTTTCTTGCGACATATCTAACATTACCTGCAGTTGCTTGAGTAAATGGATCCCTTAAGATCGCTAAATTTACTCTGTCAACAATCATGTAACCTCTTCTAAAGTCACCGAAAGCGATTGGCTTGTTACCTGCACCCACTGATGGCATATCAGTTGCTTGAATATATGGAGCACCTAAAATAGTTGCTACCATACCACCTGATAATTGGTTTCCAGCTTGGAACACATAATCGTTACCAGCAGTTTTTAACTTTCTGATAGCAGATAGTGTGCTTCTAGAGAAAACAAATACACCATTTGATGCATATTCTGCTTTTGGCTCATGATAAAGTGAGATTAAACCATCTGCTGTTAATGCAGTACCATTGCCTGAATTAACTGTGCCGACTGAAGAATTACTTAAAAATCCTTCTGGTTTACCTACTGCGTTACCACTTACAAATGCAGTTCCTTCAGCTTTTGCAAATTGTTCTCCGAACTCAGTTGACATTTCTTGCTCAAGATTGAAGACAGAATCTTCTAACTCTTGCTCTGAAATATCTACTAACGCATATAACTCGTGAGTTGGTATTTCTTCTAGACCAGTTGCATAACCAGTAGTCTCTGAACGAGTACCCTGCTCTGCTACAAATACAGCACTGAACTGACCTGTTCTCTTTGGTATTTGTATTGATCTGTTAGTTGTACTTCTAACTCTTGAGATTCCACGGATTGGAGATAACTCAGTTATTGTTTTTAACAGCTCAGTAACATACTCAGGTGGAGCTAAATATCCACCAGCAGTATCATTAGATGCTGTTAAGACTTTTAGTTCGTTTGGAGCCACGCCATCTTTACCTTTTCTCAAATAGTTTTCGAAAGCAACTTTGTGTTCATTAACTTTGGTCGCATCGTCTTTTGATGATAAAGGTCTAGACAACATTTTTTCTAAACGAGCTATCTTTTCGTCTTGCTCTTTCGTTGCTAAATTTGCTTTTGTTACTTCCTGATTAATCTCTTCAATCTTATCAAGATCAACCTCAATACGATCTAATTTTTCATCAGTAATAACATCCGCAGATCCTTTAGCTTCGATTTGTGCAAGTCTTTCATCGTTAGTTTGTTTGAACTCTTCAAAAGTTCTGCCAAGACTATCGATAGCTTCTTTGACTTGTTCATTTACAGCCATTTTATCCTCCTTGGATTTAGTTTGTTGTTAAGACTTTCTTTACTTTTTCTATTGATTCTAATACATCACCAAAGTCGTTTGCAACCTCTCGTTGCTCTAAAGACTCAACAAGTGCTTTAGCACCTGCCTTGGCTTCCATTCGTGATAAATCTCCTACATCCCGCAGTAAAACTTCCCACTCACGAACAGTCCTATCCGCACCCTTTACCTGATGAACAATAGCTCTATCATTCATCGGAAAGGTTACGAGGGAAACTTCCATTAAGTCAACATCCTTTAAATATCTTCTTCTCTTTCTTTCATCATAAGATTGAGATTTAGGATCTGCCTTAAAACCTATTGACATAGCATCAAGTGCACCTAACTTCATAAGCTCGTAAACTTCACGACCTTTTTGTGTGCCCATAGCTAATTGACCTTTTACAAAAAGTCCATTTTCATCCTCTCTCATACTTTTGAACACTCCTATTGGTTCATCTGTACGATGTTGATATAAAAGTTTTACTTTGTTGTAAGGTCTTCTTCGTAAACTTTTTCTAAAAGCACCAAGTACGACAACATCATTACCTTTGTCTACATTACCAAAAGTTGAAGCATATCCTTCAAACTCTCCGTCATTATCACCTTCTGCTTTTATTTCACATTCATAAACTTGTCTTTGTCCTTTGTCGCTTATGCTTTGGTCAACCCAAGATGTTTCATCTAACTCATCATAATCTTTTACATCTTCACAACCACAGTCATGTTCACCACCACAGCCACAATCTTCTTTTTTATCTTTTGGTTTCTTTCTCATGCCACCATACTTTTCATCGTCTTTATCTTTTGATACAGCATCCATATAGTCTTGGTGAGTCTTACAGGGCATGAATACTTTTCCCTTTGGTGTATCTTGAGTATGAATACCAGAACAGCCTATCTCTTTTGCTCTTGCTGCTGCTTCTCCTGGATTATTATACTTGTCTTTACCTACTTCTTCTTTCCTTTTATTTTTATCTTTGTCCTTGTCTTTATCTTTTGGCTTCTTGTGATACTTTTCGTCCATACTCTTTCCTCCTTCAAATAATGAGTTGCAAACTGCAAGTCTTTGCTTTGTGTTCGGATACTCTTCTTTTGATTTGGAATCGGACATGCATCTGCTTATAAAATCACTCTGTTTTTCTTTTGCTCTTGGCTTAACCAAAGGCATTGTATATTACTAAAATTATTATTAAAATTAAAGCACCAACGACAATCTTGCCTTTTTTGCTTAATGTGTCGTTCCAAAAACTCCACACTTTATTCCAGATATCAAACATTTTAACCTCCAAAGTCTGGTTCAGGTACATTGACAACAAATGTACACCTACAATTAACGACTTGTTGTGCTGGTCCTGATGGGTCTCCTGGATATTTCAAAGGAGCACCACCAACTATAAAGTCTGCATCTTGATCGACAACTTGACCATTAGCAGCACTGTGGTCGTCTCTTGTTCGAGCATCATTAACAGCAACCCACTCCTTTTGTGTGTTAGGAATGTTAGCAACACTCAAGCTAGTAAAGTTTGCATAGTTAGCAGCTTGATGTGTTTCGGTTCTTGCGATTAATACTGCTCTGGTTATAGAACTAATTTCAGTTAGCTCTGTGATTCTTCTGGCAGTTTGATAAACATCAAGTCCATCTATTTGAGCTTGATTAATTGCCATTTTTATATCTGCCATAGTAGCAGCTGATATATTACTAACCTTTTCTGCAGCAGAAGTAAATAGGAAATTTTCAAAATCACGATCAAAATCGTCTTCATACTCTTTTCGTTCTGCTTGTGTTATTTGACGCAAAGAAGACAGTATTCTAGCTCTAAATGTGTCTGTTACTACTTTCCAATGGCTAAAAATTATTGTTTTTACTCGGTAAAAGTGTGCTCTACTTGCTATACTTAAACTATTTTGCCTTGCTATTATATAATTATTAGAAACTTCTTTTATAGTTCTATTTATTTCTTTTTTCATAGAAGATGCTAATTTAATCTCAAAATTTTTACGCATGTTGTTCTGCGTATACCACTCTTGTATTTTTTCCTTTGGTGTCTTTTTGTTTATCATGTAATTTTCCAACTAGCTATACCACTCCGAGCACTTAACTCAGTCAAACCCCAAACCAAAGCATCTAGTCTGTCTGGTGATTGAGAAGTTATTTCTGGATTATAACTGCATAGCTGATCTTCTAATATACTAAATCTTTCTAAATGTTTAACTCTTTTTTGTTCATAAAGTGCAGCAATTGGTTCAGCTCGTACAAATTTTCCACGAGTGGCTCTTACAGATTTATAACTTACATTAGCATCTTGCGTTTTAACAACTCTTTCTACTAAATCACCACCATTGTTTACTTCTGCTATAACTTTGTCTGCATTATAACTTTCGTAAGTCTCTACAGTTTTCTTTGCCCAAGCATCAGGAGTATATTTACCTGACATATCATTTAGTATATAATATCTGCCCTTAAAATCTACAGAACAAACAACAATACCAGTTTCGTCAGAGTTTTTATTTGCAGTTACTGCTGGGTCAACTGCTACAACAATCCTTTTCATGTCTGGTAATTTTTCATTGTAAGGTAATATACTCTTTTCAATTAAATCTCTTGACCATAAACTTCCTTCTACATCTTCCAAAACTTCAGCATATAACTCTTGACGACCTAACCTTGTTCCTTCGTATCTTTGCTTTAGTTGTTCTAAACTTGATTCTGCTAAATTGGCTTTGTTTTCAAAAGTAGATCCACTGGTTATATGAACATCTTTTCTTTTTGCTAAATCTTTTACTAAAGGTATTGGCTTTGGTGTTGTGGTTACTATGACTTTAGGATTATCACCCAACCTTAGACCAAACAGTAACTGATCCCATGTTTCGCTATACTTCCAAGATCCTAACTCATCACACCATGCTCTATGATGCTGTGGTCCACGCAGTCGCTCTGGTGTATCAGAACTAAATGTTTTAAACCTAGATCCATTGTGTAACACTAACTCACCCAACGACCTGTTGTAATTAGCTATTAACTTTTCACTAAGTATAGAGATAAGACCTGACTCACCCTCGATACAAGTGTCACGACCATCGGCAAAGGTTGGTGCAACTATGGCGATACGACTATCAGGATTATTTAGTGCAAACCAAGCCATGTCTTGTGCACCTGTTAGAGTTTTACCCCAACCTCTTCCTGCAAGTATCAACCATACAGACCAATCGCCATCTGGTGTTAGTTGTTTGGGTCTTGATTGTTTGACCCATTTAAGTCTTAGTATTCTAGATTCTATGTCCATGTCAGACAGATTCTCAAGTCCTCTCATTATATATACCTCAAAATATTAGCATATTAGCATATTAGTTTGTTTTTGACTTTCGTCAAATAATAAAAAATTTTTACTATAACCTATATAGCAACTTAAAAGCTATGCAAAATTGCAAAAGCAGATTTAATTTACAGTTTTACTTATTTCTGCTATTTTTTGCTTTTTAGCATCCTCTATTAAATCATCAAGTTCTTTAATTTTATCTTGCTTCTCTTTAATATTTACAGT